TTCTGCTCTATAAGCTGGGTCAGCAGTGTACCTAGGGTCATTCATAGCAGCTGTAACTTGCGCCCATGATTCAAAACCAGGGCCTACAGGGGCTGATGATTTACCATTAATTAAATTAGGGGAAGTGCCTTCGGCTTTCTGATACTTTGCACTAAGTCCTTCAACAGCAAATTTAATTCTTTCTAAGTCTCTACTGTTCATTGCCTCATTGTAAGTAGACTGTTCACCTTCAGTTAGATTTTCTGCAGCCCAGTTAACCATATCAGTATAGTTATCTTGGCCACCAACTAATGTGTGTACTTCACTTACTTGTGCCATGTACAATGCTCGTTGTCCTTCGATGTAGTCATTGACATATTGTCTTCCTATGCCTACTTCTTCAAAACGCTTGAGTGTCTCTTCAGACAACTCTCCTTTTTCACTGTACTCTTGCTCTAGTGCGCCCATATCCAGACCAGCTCTTTCAACTGCTTTCTCAGCAGCTTCCACTTCCTTGTCTGATGGTACCTCTAAGCTTTCCTCTTTAGGTTTAGCTTCAGAAGTTTCGCCTAATTTCTTTTCAAGTTCTGCATATGACTTTGCTAAATCTTCTACAGACTTAAACTTTTCTGGGAGTCCTTCAATACGGGATTCCTCAGTTGCTTCGACAGGTTGCTCTTCCTCAGGGGCTTGAGCAGGTGTCTCAGCGGATTGTATTTCTACTTTATCCATAACAACTCCTTATTATTATTGTTTGCTTTGTTCTTCCACAACTTTCTGTGTAGTTTCCATAGCTGCTTGTTCCATCTGCGCTTGCTGTTGTTCAGCCATAGCCTGTTGCATTTCTTGTTGCATTTGTTCAGGTGATTTAATTAAACCTTCTACATCAATGCCTATGCCTGTAGCAATACGAGTGATTAAATTTTGTGTGTCTAATGCTTGTACAATCTGTGGGTTTACCTGTGCAATATTCATCAGCTCCATAGTAAACTCACGTAGCTTTTGTAAATCATTGCCTCTACCTAATGCTTCAATACCTGTGATAATAGTTGGTTGTATAGAATTTTTAGGTAACTTCGGTATTTCCCTTGCTTGTGTCATTCTCTTCATTAACACTTGTACTAATGGTAACTGGAACTCTTGAGATAATAATGAGTATATACCACCCATTGATGTTTCTAATTCCTGTGCCATGTATCTAATTTCTTGTGCTGTAACTCTTTCAGCATCTCTTTGGATAGCTGTGTGTAGTAAGAAAGCAAACGACAAACGCTCTTCGAGTCTCGCTGTGGCTCTCTCTACGATAGCCAAATCATACTGCTTTTCAGACTGCAAGCAAGTTACATCTTCTCTTGTACCTGTAATGATATCACCATTACGAGTTCTAGCTAAATCAGATTTTCTAGTTACAGAGTTTGGTTTTACCATGAAGACAACTTTACTAGAGGCTGCACTAGATTCTACCATAGACTGCGATAAACCTTCTAATGACTTAAGGTCTCCAAGAAACTCTTCTACATAGCTTCTACCGTAGTCTTCATTATCTACTCTTACCATGCGTAATGCAAGATAAGGCATTTGTTCTTCAGGTATAATCCCGATTGAGTTTTGTAATTTAATACCTTTTATCTCTTGGCATATGTAAAACTTTTTATTAGCTAATTTATATATGTGAGTAAAGATGTCTAATGACTCATCATCTTTATACTGTCCTGATAACTCTTGACGAACATCATCATCTAAAGCTACTGGTGAAATACTTTCTTTTATAACTATCTCTAATAAGTTACCTTCAGGGTCTCTTCTACAAACATATTGGTTTAGAGGATAGACACGCATATTACCATTCTTAGGTAAATAACAAAGTACATTACCACCAACAATTAAATGTTTTAGTGCTTCAAATACTGATACACGAAGAGCTAACTGCTCTATCTTCTTTTGTATTTCTCTTTCAATTTTAGATAAAGACCTTTCTACTTCTGCAAATAATTCTTTCTGTTGTTCTAATTCTTGTTTGGCTGTTCCACTTAATTGGAATCTAAAAAAAGGTGAGTTAGGTGGTAGTAATAATAATAGCAATTTAGATGCCAGGTTGTTTACACCTCTGGCTCCAACTGATTGATATGGTGTATATAATTCAGATGATTCTGTGAAAGCTTCATCAGGTATTAAGGCTGGTATAGTAACTTCAGAGCAATCTCTGGCTCTATCAAGGAAGTGATAACGGTCTCTCGCTAGTGTTTCGTAACGATTTTTTGCTGTCTTACCTTCCATTTCAGTATACATTAGGCTACATTAACTCCTGATTGACTTGTGGTAGGAATGTTTAAAGCATTAGCTGTTTGAAGAGCGCCTGTTCCTGCTCTCTTAGCTCTCTTCATTGTGAGTTCTTCGTCTTTCTTTTGTTTCTTTGTAGGTTTTCTAGGAATCAATGGGGGAATTGGTGGTGCTGGTGTAGGTGCTGGAGCTGGACTAGCTGCTCTTTTGCCGCCGCCACCCATTAGTAATTCACCTCTTCACCTGCAATATTTAATGAAGGCATATCTGTTTGTAATGCTTTCGTGCCAGCTTTTTTAACTCTACGAGTAGTCCTCTCAGCACTGAGTGGTTTAATTTCTAACTCAGGTGCTTCGGCTCTAGCTAATGGAGCTGGTGCTGGTATTGGTGGTAAGGGCGCTGGTTTAGGCATACTGCCGCCAAGTAAACTTCCCATAATTGTCTCCTATATATCCTCGCCATCTTGACGAGCTTTCAGTAAATTAATAAAACGAACAACATCTCGCTGTCCTGCCTTAAAATAAATGTGCTTTGTGTCATCCTCTAAGTCAGGCGAACGCTCTGGAAACACTTCATTAAGCATTTTAATTAAGTCATCCACTCGTTCGGGGAGAGTTAAGTCTTTGATTTCACTCATTTTATTCTTCTAAGAAGGGAACCTTAGTTCTACCCAAGGCCCACAAGCTCACAACTGTTACCAGTGCAAGCGAATTCTTGACTCCCTGTTGTGTTATCTTCCTTTTCATCCAAGTCTCTGAAGTCTATATCGGTAGGCATTGTACTTATTGCCTGTTTATATTCGTCTTCAGTTATAGCTTGGTAAGGAGCTTGTTTGTATACATGGTCAAGGGCTGGTAAGAAACTTATACCTGCTACCTCTTCAAAGTTATTGTATACCCATGCACCTACTTCCATCCACTCATCTTCTTTTACACTGACAGTGACAGATGGTTTGTGTTCACACCAGTGTCTCTGATACATCAACCAAGTTTCAAGTTGTTGTAGTGCGGTAAGTGATGAAGTAGTGAGACATCCCCTTGGTGACTCCTGAGGAAATGAGAATACCATAACATCATCTGGTTTCATGACATCGGGTTCGTGTGGTACACCTTTGTCTATAAGTAACTGAGTCAAAGGGTCTTTCATATCCATACGAACTGTACGGATGTAATACTGACTGTATCGTGTATGTATGCCAGAGGCTGAGTCGACTAACTGACTAACCGTACCTGAGGGTTTAACACAGGTAATGGCTGTGGACTGATTTATACCGAGCTGTGAGGAGAGTAGTTGATTGCACTCCACAGCTGTCTCTCTCAACCCACGGAGAAACGATGGGGTAGGAGAGATGGTTAGCCTGTTGTCCATGATGCCAGTGAGGGAAACACCAAGGAGTCTTTCAGCCTCTGTATTTTCTTTCCATATATTTCTTAAATATTTAAAGTCTGTAAGTGTAGATTGAAACGTGCCGAGAATGGTTGCTAGCTTGACTTTCTCTTGTAAACTTTCTTTGGTGTCTTCCGCTCTAACTACAACCTCAGTCAGATTACAAAATTGGTAAGGCCTTAGAATAATCTCAGAACAAGGGTTGGTACCGAACTCATGTTCGACATCTCTTCTCCCGCTCTCGGCAACTTTGTTCTTAGCGGCTTGACGATTAAAGATACCTCGCTCACCGCTCTTACTTTCATATAATGCTTTCCACTCTGACATAAATAGGCCCATGTCAGGTGTACGGGTATAGACAGCACTGTTGTTTGCTAATGCTCTCTGTCCGTTTTCTATCCACCACTGTCCACTCTTTGCTTTACGAACATTGTCATCTTGTATGTTACTCAAAGAGATAAGTGCGGAGCGTCTTACACCACCGACTACCACTACTTCACCTACCTTGCACACTAGGTCGTGGCACTCGATGGCTTCTAATTGGCGACCAGCGGCCTTCTGAAATAATTCAATAGCGAAATCAAACAAGTCAACAAGTGGCTGTGGGCCTGATGCCCTA